ATATTCTTCTAGTGGCACACCTAATCTTTTAGCGATTGCTACCTGTGAAGGTGTGAGCTTGACAGTTTTGCGTCCTTTATTTGTCGAGGCTGAACGTCTAGCCGAAGCTACATTCTGAGCAGGTTTTGCTCTTTCTGCAGTGTTATCTTCTACCTTATCAAATTTATGCGGAAATTCAACCCTTATTCTTTTGTCAACTTCTGCATAATATTCATCTGATTTAGGGTCATATCCCTCTTGTTCAACAAGCTTTTTATGTATGTCAAACGCGGTATATGTCATTGCTGAGTCATTACCAAACCAAGTATTTCTAGATGCCCATTCTTCAGCTCTAGGATCAGACTGTTGTTGAGGTTGCTGATACTGTTGAGGATTAATATTAACTTGTTTCTCCTCGGCCTTTGGTTTGTTCTCATTAGCAACTTTTATGTTATTGAGTCTTGCCTCATCTAAAGTTAATGCAGCTAATTGCTGTTGTGCAGCAATTTGTGCTTCTACATCTTGTGACTCAATTGCATTTTTAAGAGCTAGTTTAGCAGCTGCCATACTAGTCTTAACTCTGCTTTCAAATTCAGAAACATAAGAACTATCTATTTTAGATAGTCTACCTTCCATTTCAGCATTAGTATTTTTAACAGATTGAGCATAAGCTAAAGCTTCTTCTTTTTGTCTTTCAGCTTCTCTCATCTTACGAGTTAATTTAGCAATACGTTTTTGAACGCCTTCGCTATATTCTTTTAACTCATCTTTTTCTTCTTTTTTTTCAAGTTTAGTTTCTCTCTCGTTTTCAAAAGTTTTATCTTCTGCAGGAGTTTCAACTTGCTCTACTTCAATCTTCTCTTCTTTTACTTCTTCTACCTTTTCAGGTACACCTTTATCATCTAAATTAATTTCAGCTCCGACTGTTTCGCCGACATCAATTAATTAAATGTAATGAAGAACTGATTCAGGATCACCTATGGTCCCTAACACTTCATCATCGTTTAGTATTCGCACTTCTCCACCTTCAATCGGTAAACGTGCACCAGCATATCTGGCGAACATAACCCAATCTCCTATTTTACACCAAGGTTTATCAAATTTATCTTTGTCCTTGTATGCAAGATCTCCCATTTTTAAAACATAGCCACAAGTAGTTGCGATTCTAGCTTTGTCTAATTGTTCTTGAGAAAATAATATTCCACCTTTAGTTTTTTCTTTTGGTGTAAAAGGTAAAACTAAAAGTCTATATCCAACTGGCTCTGGTAATTGACTTACCATTTCCTTTATGTTTTCTGGATCTAATCTTTTTGCGTGTGGTTCTTTAGGTTCGTTTTTATACTTTTCTTCTAGAGCTAGTCTAGTTTTTGGTATTTCCTTTGATGTCGATAACGTTTCCGTCATTTTGCTCCTTTTCATCTTTTTTTAGCAGGTTAGAGATTTCCTGGTTTATTAATTGATAAGCGTGTGCTTGTCCTAACATATACTTGTATTTTTCCATACTGTCAACACCACCACTCATCATTGAATCTCCAATTTGTTGAACAGTAGCGTTTATACGTTTCTTAAGTTTTTCTATTAATATAAGTTCATCTATCATAATTTATACACTTGTAGTTCCTTTAGTTTTTCTTGTGCATTAGCAATCTTTTCTATTTGTTTGTCCACTTCATCAATGTGTTGTGGGTGTTCTCCAATACCAACAGAACTCTCTAAATAGATTTTGATTGTTGCATCAGCTTCAGATATTTGTGCATTATATCTATCTTCTAATGCTTGTAGAATTGCTCTTCTCATTTTTTTCTCCTTTTCTTTTTCAGAAGCTTTACTCTTGTTTGCCAACACCACTCAGTCATTTTGATAACATAAGTTTCTACGAAAGAAACCGCATCATCAAGTTTAGCAAAACAATTATAAATAAATCGATCTAGCACTTCCATCTTCTTCTAGCCTGACGTAGTCTAGAATTAGGATCTTTTGCTGCTTTAGGAAATTTTTTCATTTGTCCTGCACTTCTAGCGCAGTACGATTTTCGCCTTTTAGCGGCAGCGGACCCCTTCTTAACTTTACCGGTCACGGCTGTTTTTAGTTTTGAGCCGGGATTTTTTCTTCTATAGGCAGCGACACCGGCTCGTGTCATACCTGCTCCAGACTTTGTAGGTCTAAAGTTCTTTTTGTTTCTGGCAGGCATATTATCTCTTTTTCTCACACTATACCTCCCATACTCATTTTTTTACGTTTTGCAAATGTAGCAACATTTGTTGGTTTACCACCAGGATTACCTGCAGCTCTTTTTCGTCTGACAGCACTCGCCTTTTGCGACTTTGTCATCCGTGTGGCTTTCGCAAGTGGAACGCATTTTGGGTATTTTCGTTTTGAACCTTTGGCAGATTTTCTTCCACAAGGTTGATATTTTCCATCCTTCTTTGGCGCTCCAATATCTACCCATTTTTGATCCACCCATTTCTTCAAATCGCCCATTATGCAATCTTTGTTTTCTTTCGTCTGTTAGACATTATTTTACCACAACCTCTTGCAATGAAACCACCATTCTTTGCACTGGCTCTGACTTTGCCCTTACATACTTTGGATGCATACATATTAGCGTACGCCGAGGGGTACACTTTGAATTTTCTCTTCGCAGCAGCCTTTCCTTTTGGACAAAGTTTAGCCATTATACTCTCCCACCTTTTTTCATATATCCCATTTTGTTTCTGACTTTTCTAGGAAGTTTTTTTAAACCTTTTCCTTTTTTGCCAGTAGGGACTTTTTTTAAGTTTTTTTTCATTACGATTTTTTCTTATTTAGTTTTTTTAAAGTTATAGCAAGTCGAGCACGTTGGCCCATCTTACCTTTTTTCTTCGCAGCGGCTCTTAATTTATTAGCTGGAATCTTTTCGCCTTTCTTTATTCCTAAAGATTTACGTAAAGCTCCCGGCTTTTTAATTGCCTTCTGTATAAAATCTTTCGCCATAAATTATTTATTTATTTTTCCAGATTTTTTAGCTTTGCTTCCGAATCTTCCGTAAGAATCATCACGAGATGCTTTTAATTGCTTCTTCGTTCTTTTCTTTCTGATTCTCATAGCGATAGATTCGTCTTTTCTATCTTTGTAACCCTGTTTTTTCTTTTTAACAGAACCACCTTTTTTGTACATAGCACCACCCTTCATACCCATATCATCTTTGTAGTAACCAGATTTCATATCTTTTCTAGCTGTTGACATACCACCACCTCTTTTAGCAACTCTGCCACCAGATTTCATAGGGTTAGCTACTTGTGTATTAAACCTTCTATTTGGCATTATTTTTTTCCTCCATTATTTCTAAAGATTTGTGTTCCCTTGATTCCATAAATGCTCGCCACGACAAGGATCCACAAATTTGTAAACCACGACGGCAATGACGCGAAATGGTCAAAGAAAATATTTACTTTGTCCATCGCTGTCGGATCGTCACTTATAACTGCCCAAGCAAGCACTGCTATGGGCGCCGACAGAATTAATAAAACTGCCTCGTCCTTCCAATCTGATTGACGAGCTTCTAGAAGTTTACCCTGGTAAGCTTCCTGACCTTCAGCCATCTTGGTAGCGTGCATAAGCTGTGCTTCTGACATCGCCATCTTCGTCTTCTGCTTGTTAGCATAGATCTTACTTCCAGCAGAGACGGCTAATTTAATTGCCGATAACCACATACTAGTACCAAGTTGCTTTTACAGGTTTTTTATCTGGTCTCATTCTTTTTGTGCCTCTAACATCAACAACTTGTGAAGTCATTGGATCAGTCATTTCCACAGGAATGCCGCCTTGTTGCTCTCCTTTTGAGTTTGCACCAAGTTCAGGAACAACTTTTACATTGTCTCGACCGTTTTTTGTTTTTTTAACCATAGTTTTCTCCTTAATTAAATTTATACCTATTTTTTTGGAAAGTTTCTACCAAAATCGTGTATCTTACTTGAATCAGACATCTGTTGTTTAGCTAATGACACACCAGCACGTAGATTAGCTAGTTGTTCGTTCTGTTCTAGCTTCGCTTCTTGGTTTTCTTGGTTCATCATTGCTTTCATCTTGTCTAAATTCAATCTTTCTTGACCTTCTTCCTCTTTTCTTTCATTTTCCATTGCTCTTAGGTCAACTTCTCTTGATTTTATCTTCAATAATGGGTCACCAGCAAACTCACCAGTAATTTTTTCTTCTTCTTTAGCGTAATCTTCTTGCATTTCAGCTACTAACTGCGCTTTTCTAGATTCAATTTGGTTAGTTATTTGTTGTACACGTTGTTGTTGCTGCATAACTTGTGGATTTTGCATCATTCCTTGCATCATTGCAGGATTTATAGCTCCCATTTGTTGTTGAATCATTTGTAACTCTTGTAATTCTTCTACAAATTCTAATTGTACTTGTTCTTGTGCCATTAAACTTATGTGTTCTAGTAGTGTTCTAGTATATTTTTTTGTATCGACGCCATTACAAGTGGATTATTTTGTACCATATTCAATCTCATAAAGTTTAAGTGAGCATCGATGTGCGCTTTGTGGTCTTGACCAGGGAAAGCTTGAAAAGGTTTTTGTGACATTGCCATAATATGCTCTAGTGCAGGGTCCATCGGTGTTGGTTGTGCCGGTGGTGGCAAAATAGAATTAACATTTTTTACACCCAGCGCGTCATACATAGATCTATATGCTTGATACAGATTATGTATCTGAGGATTTGATTGCGCTAGTTGTAATTGACTTTGAGCCAAACTAATTCTTTGTGTTTGACTAAAGATATTTGGATCGGCAACAGGTAAAATATCTACCCGTTCGTCAAAATCTTGTACTTTAATTTCTCGTCTTGCACCAGGTACATCGTAAGGATAAACTGGTGGTAAATAAGTTTTAAATACTTCTGCTAATAATTTAAATTCTTGTCTTAAACCTACATACAATCTTTTGTGAATAGCAGACATAACTCTTGAGCCACGTTCTAATAATGCAACTGTAGTTCCTACTGCAGCCTGTTGGTTCATATCACCAACTTGCATATCAGATATTGCTGCAAATCTTTGACCTGCAGATACTACGACACCCATCAATTGAAGTAATGTTGCATCTGGTCCTTTAAAAGGTAAAGTCATAAACTGATCTTTGATGTTTCCACCAGGTGCATCTACATCTCTAAACTCACCAGGTTGTAATGGTTGTGCATCGTCTCTGACTCTAATACCACGTGATTTAAATCCTGCTGGTAAGTTTGCTAAAGTTCCTGCATCTAACAATTGTCTTAATGCAGCTGTAGCAGTTCTAGTTAAACCACCAATCATATGAATTAAACCAAAACCATAAAAACCTGTACCAGGTAAAAATTTAAATTGTACAAAATAATTTATTTTGTTTTTCTTTGGATCGTCTTGTTTGTAATTTCTTCTGATAGATAAAACTTTGTTTCCTGCTTGAGCAACTGTAACTACATATGGAAGTTTAATTCCTGTTGGATTACCATTTGCATCCATATCTTCATAACCATCTAAATCTAAATTAGTATGTATTTCATACAATACGAATTGATCTTCTTGGCCATCTTTAGAAATTCCTTCAAGCTCTAATTTTTTATCTTGTAATTGATTTTCTGTAACAGGTGGGTTTCCTAAATCTATATCTCTATAAAATCCTGATACTTGTTGTTTTCTTAATTCGTTTTCAGAAATTTTTATGACGTGTATCACAGCTTCTGCATCTTCTAACGAGTTTGCAGAATACGGCACAATCAAATCATCTGCCGGTACAAATTTTGAAACGGCCCTACCAATAATATCGTCGTAATAGACTTTTTTAAAAGTAGAGCCGGAGAGAGGGAGATAGAATAACATTTGATCAAATTCTGGTTCATACTCTTTCATCTGATCCATAATTTGATAGTTCATAAAATCTTTTACACGTTTTGCTTGTTCTTCTTTTGGAACATTAACGTCGCCAAGAATTTGAGTTCTTACTGGTCCGTCTGCCGGTAATAACTCTTTATAAGCTTGCGCTTGAAATTGCGTAACAGCTTCAGCAAGTACAGGGTGATTGACACCACTCGCACCTCTAAAGGGTTCAGTTCGTCTTTCATATTTAAATCCTAAAAGTTCGAGTCCGTTTCTATATGTGTCTTCCCAGTCACCACGAGACTCTTTGTATTCGTTATATTGATCAACCATCTTAGCACCAAGTGGTTCTAATACTTCGTCACCTAAACTTTCAGCTAGGTTACCAAAGTGATCTTCAACTTGTTCTACTGCAGTTGGATCAAAAGAAACTTCTGCTCCACCCATTTCATCCATAGCAACTTCAACAGGGCCTGTTGGAGTATCAATAACTTCAGCTTCTTTTTTATTTTCAACTTCGATTATTTCTTCTTGTGGATTTTTGGATTGATTTACATTCGGTAATGGTTTGTCTATTTCAGCCATTTGCTTTCCTATCTTTTTTTGAACAGAGTTTCAACACCTGCACCACTAATATCAGGTATTTCG